GTTCCCTATTACTTCCCCTACGCTGACTGAGGTCACTAAATGGCGCTGATCAATAACTTGACGTCGCAAGGCGTCGATCTCGTCGTGCGCGGCGAGGCGAAAGACGGTGTCCCGCCGACTGAGCATATCGGCCCTGGTCAGACTCGCGATCTTGATGTCGATCTTGAGAGCAAGCGCATCAAGGGAATGGTCATTGGCGGCGCTATCGATATCGTCGATCAGACGCCGATCGGCCCGGCCGCGAGAGAAACCATTCTGTCGCCTGCGCAGCCGCGTCGGACAGCGTCGTCTATGGCGACTGAAAAGCCATCGAACCAAACCCCTGACGAAGGAACGAAGCAATGAGCACGCCTGTCGGAGCAAGTGGAACCAAGGTCTATATTTCAACGTCCGTCACCGCCGAGCCCGCTGATGCAGTGGCTTATGCCGCGCTGAGCTGGACGGAAGTCGGCGACGTTGAGAGCCTCGGCGATTATGGCGATGAGGCCGCTATTCTCAGCGCGACGACGCTCCAGGACGAGCGCACATTCAAGGCGAAAGGTCCGCGCGACGCTGGCACGTTGGCGATCACCGTTTTGGATCGCCCCGACGATACCGGACAGATTGCGCTCATTGCCGCTGAGGCGACGAAGTTCAACTATCCGTTCAAGGTTGTGCTGCCCAATCGCTTGACGACGGGCGGAACGGACCAGATCGAATATTTGATCGGTCTCGTCGCGTCAAAGCGGCTCAACGTCGCCGACGCCTCCAACATCATCCGCCGCACGTTCAATGTGGCGATCAACTCCAAAGTGACGACGGTCGCCGCGACCTGATAGCGGCGCACTCCGGCCAGCCACGTTCGCCACGATCACAAAGAGAAACATATGCTTGATTTGACCACGCTCGACACCGCCTCGGCTTCCGACGCCGGCGCCATAATGGAAGTGCTGCACCCGACAACGGGCGCGGTTCTGACGCATGAGGGCGGCAAGGCGGTGACGATCATCCTCGCCGGCCAAGACAGCGCGCGCTATCAGAGCGCGGCGCGGGCGTCGCGCAACCGCCGTCTGAAAGCGCAGCAGTCCGGCCGCCGCGTGCAAATCTCCGCCGAAGAGATGGAAAACGACGGCATGGAAATGATCGTTTCTTGCACTCTAGGCTGGGATGGGATTGGCGTTGACGGCGCGCCGCTGCCATTTTCGTCTGACAATGCGCGTATGCTCTATAAGCGCCTGCCTTGGCTGCTTGAGCAGGCCGACGCATTCATTTCGGATCGCGCAAATTTCTTGAAGGCCTCGCCGAAGACTTAATCACATACGCGGTCGAGGCCTTTTTCGCGAAAGGCGACGTTGTCGCTGAACTGCCGGAAGCGCTCGCCCATGTCTGGACGTGGTTTTGCGAGCTATCTGCGGCGCGCTCAAGTAACGGCTATGGCGTAAATCCGATTGGTTTCGTCGACATAGCAGCATGGGCGCGCGTGACATACGCTGACCCTACGCCATGGGAAGTTGGCATGATTCGACGTATCGACGCCGAGGTTTTGCCGAAACTCAATGGCGGCGCAGGCCGTTCGACGAATGAGGTTAGAGTGAATCATACCAAGGGCGTCGCCGCTCTTTTCGCCGGGCTGAAAGCCAGGGCCAACGAGAAATTCAAATAAATGGCCGAAGAACTCGTCAGTCGCATCGATCTAACGGTCACGGGAGGCGCTGCGGCCGATAAGGCCGCCGTGTCTCTCGACCGTCTCGCTGCGGCGAATGACGAGGTTGTCATTTCGCTTGATCGATCAAGGAAGATCAGGGAAAGCAGCGAGGCGACCGTTGAGCGTCTCGCGCGTCGTTACGACCAAGAATATCGCGTTCTAAAGCAGGCTGAGCAGGCGCAAAAAGAGCTTGACCGCGCGCGAGCGGCTGGCCTTGCCGGGACGCAGGCTTATGAACGCGCGCTTGCCGGGCTGCAAAAGCAGCAACATATGGTCTCAGGTGTCGTTAACGATAACGCCAAGGCGGTCGGTCTTGCGCGCCACGAATGGACGAATTTCGGTCGCCAGGTCCAGGACGTCGTCACGATGGGCTTTGGCGGCGCGTCCCCTATGCAAATCGCGTCGACTCAGGGCGCGCAATTTTTCGATATTTTCACGTCCAGTTCTGCCGGCGCCAGCGCTGCGCTAAAGGACGTCGGCTCAACAGCGCTCCGTTTTGCGCTTAATCCTATCACGTTGCTCGCGGGCGCGTTCAGCGTCGCCGGCTATGCGGCCTATCAGTTCGCCGAACAACAGAACGCCTTGCAGCGCGCGATCCAAGGCACTGGGCGCGCCGCTGGCGTCACGGCGGCGCAACTGCGTGAAATCGCCTCGGCGCGGTCCGGCGGACTTAGTGTTGGCGAAGGAGTCGGCCTCACCGGCCAATTTGCGTCGGCAGGGATCGCCGGCTCGAACATCAAGACGCTGGTTTCCGACGCGCTGCCCTTTGCGCGCGCGTTCGGTCTTGATATCGAAAAGGCCGGCGACGAAATCACCCAGATCGTTTCGGACTCCGGCCTCGGGGCGTTCGAGAAGCGTTTCGGCGCGGTGTCGTTTTCCACGAAAGAGATGATCCGCTCGCTTGAGGCGTCGGGGCGGCATATCGAGGCACAGACCGAGAAGACGCGGCTCTTTGACGAAGAGGTTAAAAAGGCCAAGGACACATCGTCCGAACTTGAGAAAATCTGGCGATCGATCCGCAATTGGGCGACGACGCCCATCGCTGGGCTTGGGCCGTCGCTTGGCCGTATGGCCGGTGGCCCATCGCTGCAGGAGCAGCTTGCCGCCGCCAGGGGCGAATTCTTCAACCTTCGCGCCCAGCGCAACGGCGACGCCAGTTCATTCCCTGGCGAGTCTGCCGCCGAAGCTCGCGTTCGCGAGTTGGAGAGCCGGATCCAGGTCGAGCGCGAGAAGACGGCCCAGGCGGCGCGCGAAGCCGATCTGAACCGCCGCTCACAAATTGCCGGACCGATTATCGACCGTCTGACGCCCGACGCGTCGCGCCTGCGCGGGCTCAAGGAGCAGCTTGACGCCGTCAAGCCTTTGACCGAGACGGCCGATGGCCTGGCGAAGCTTGGCGACAGAGCCGGCGAGGCGCGGACTGTCGTCGAGCGGCTTACCTATCAGATCGATAATTTCCAGACCGCCGCAGACGTCATGCGGCAGGACAACGCGATCGCGGTTGCTGAGATTTCGGCGCGCACCTACGCGCAGCGCGAAGCCGTGGCAATGGAAAAGGCACGCGTTGAGGCCACGCGTGATGTTACGCGTGCATCACTCGCATCTATCGCCGCTGAAAACGAGCGCGCCAAGATGCTGGCGGAATCGGCCCGCAAGGTTGACGAGCTCGCAAGGACGTCGTCGGACAATCTGCGTCTATCGAAATTGCTGCCGTTTGATCGGCGCATGGCCGAGATCGATATCGCCGAGCGCGACTTCCGGCGTGACAATATCCCGAACGCGGCGTCGCCGATGGCGGCGCAGTTCAATACGGCGGCCGACGCCGCGCACCGTGTCGCCGGCGCGTTCGATGGGTTGGCGAACAAGATCGGCGGCGCCGGCGGCAATGTCCTGCCATTCTTCGCCGGCGGCCGCTCGCCGAGCGGCGCCGACCCCCGCGGCCTGTCGGACTTCATTCGCTCGGAAGCAGCCCGGATGGGGATCGATCCAAACGTCGCGCTGCGCGTCGCCGGCAGCGAGGGTCTCGGTTCTTTCACCGGAGATAACGGGTCATCTTTCGGCGCTTTCCAGTTACACCGCGGCGGCATTGCGAAGGGCGGCAACGCGGTCGGCGGGATGGGCGATGACTTCTTTCGCCAGACCGGGCTTGACCCCAGCAACCCCGCCAATGAGCGCGCCGGTATCACCTTCGCACTCGAGCAGGCGAAGCGTATGGGATGGGCGCCGTTCCATGGCGCGGCGCGCGCCGGGATCGGCCGCTTTGAGGGTATCGGCGCGAACGATAACGCTGGCCTCTCGGCGCGCACGGGCGGCGCGTTCAACGATCAGCGCGAAGCGGCCCGTTTCGAAGCGATGGTCAAGCCGCTTCAGGACGCCAACCGCGAGATCGAGCGCCAGCGCGCCGCGCTGCAATCGCAGGAATCGGCGCTCGGGCGGTCGACGGCGGAAGTCGCCAAGGCGTCGAAAGAGCAGGAACTGCTCAATCAGATGCAGGCGCAAGGCGTGCCGCTGACCGATGCGCTGCGCGCCTCGATCGGCGCGACGGCTGAGAATTACGGGCGCCTCGCCGCCGAGACGGAAGCTTTCGGAAACAAGCAGCGTCATTTTATCGAGAACCTAGACTTCATGCGTGGGTCCGCGCGCGACGCGCTCGGCGGGATTGCTTCTGATCTCCTGCATGGAGCCAGCGCGGCAGACGCGCTCAACAGCGCATTGGAGCGGATTGCCGATCGCCTGATCTCTCTTGCCGCTGACCGCGCGATTGAGGGGATATTCGGCAAGACAGGTTCGGCGGCCGGCGGGGCGCTCGGGGGCATCATTTCCGGCCTATTTGCTGACGGCGGCGTCGTCGGTGCGCCAGGCGGCAAGCGGGCCAATGTGCCGATGTCGGCATTCATCGGCGCGCCGCACTTCGCCGCCGGCGGCGCGGTTCCTGTCATCGCCCATGCCGGCGAGGTTATCCTGAATGCGGCCCAGCAACGCAGCGTTGCGGCGGCTCTCACAGCCGCGCGCGGGTCCAGCAATGACAATCGCGGGGCGTCGTCCGCCGCAGCCGCCCCCGTCACCGTCAATCTCATCGGCGCGCCGCAGGGGACAAAGGTGCAAGAGACACGCGACTCCAGCGGCGGGCGCCGGATCGACATCGTCATGGATGAGCGGATCGCCGCGGCGATCGGCTCGCCACAAGGCCAAGAGGCTCTACAGGCGGCGAACGGCATAAGCCGCAAGGTGGCGCGGCGCTAGTGGCAATTCCAGTTTGGCCGGCGGACATCGCGCTGCGCGTGTTACGCGACGGCTATTCCGAAAAGCTGCGTGATGGCCGCCTATTTTCGCGCACGCAATCCGGCCCTGGCAAGGTGCGCAGGCGCTATTCGTCGGCGGTGCTGCCAGTAGCGGCGTCCACGATCGTCACTTATGCGCAGAAGGCGCGCCTAGAGCGGTTCTGGATCGAGGAAACGGCTTACGGGTCGCTCCCATTCGTCATGCCTGACCAGACACATGACGGGCTCCCGCTGCTTGATGGTGGCGGCCTTCCGGTTCTGGACGGCGGGGGATTGCCGGTCTTGGTGACGGCAAACTGGTTTGTGCGCTTCGCGCAAGAGGCGCCGCAGTTCACGCCTTGGGGCTTGCAGTTCACGGCCTCATTCCAACTTGAAGTGCTGCCCTGATGGCGATTATCCCGCTCACTGTCCGCTCGGCGATGTATGCCGAGCACAGCGAGGAAATCGAAGTCGCGCTCGTTACGATCACGCACGCCGATCTTGACGCGCCGGTGCGGGTGTCGAGCGACCCGACATCGCGCCTGAGCACGGATCCGCTGCGCTACGGGACGACTTCGCGCGGCAATGAATACGACTTCGTTCTGATGTCGGCGATCGTGCCGGACGACCGTAAGGGAACGCCGCCGCGTGTCGCGCTGGTCTTCGAAAATATCGAGTCTAACTTTATCGAAACCGCGCAGTCCTTCACGTCGCCAGCAATAGCGTCCATCGAACTGGTTCTGGCCTCGGCGCCCGACACAGTGATTCAGGCCTATCGCGGTTTGCGCATCGTGCGCTGCGCGTTTGACGACGCATCGGCGACGTTCGATCTGTCGCGCGAGCCGTTTGTGTCGGAGCCGTTCGGGGCGCGGCAGACGAAGGCCTCATTTCCTGGCCTCCACGGCCTTGCGAGCGCGTGAAAACATGAAAACAGAGTGGAGAATAATCGCCGGATTCGACAATTATGCTGTTTCGTCGAGCGGCGATATCAAATCGTTGGAGCGGTGGTGCGCCGCAGGTCCGGGCGCTAAAGGCTTGCGCTTCGTGCGCGAGAGGATTCTGCGGCCAGAAACAGACAAGCACGGCTACCTTAAGGTGGTCCTGTCCAAGGATGGGAAAACGTTTAAGCGACAAGTTCATAGGCTTGTTGCCTCCGCGTTTATCGAAAACCCTCTCGGCCTCCCGCAAGTCAACCATCTTGATGGTGTGAAAAGCAGAAATTGCGTAGGAAATCTCGAATGGGCAAGTGTCAGCAGAAATGTGAAGCACGCATACGACGTGCTGGATAAACCTCGCATGAGCGGCGAGCTTCACGGCCTTTCTAAGCTGACAGAAGAGCAGGTGAAGGCGATCCGCGCGGATGTGCGGTCACAAAGCATCATCGCTGCTGAATACGGCGTCCAGCAGCCATCTGTTTCGAAGATCAAGCGCCGCGAGCGGTGGGCGCACCTGTGAACGAAGAACTCATCACGAAAATGGCTGACGCGATCACCGATTTCCCGACGGAAAAACTGGCGGGTTTCCATGCGCGGTTCTTTGCGTATCTCGGCGCCAGGCTCTCTGAGGACCTGTTGGCGCTAGGCGAGGTCGGGTTCGCGGATTGCGATGCGCAGGCGCTCAATCGAGTTTGGACGGCGCGTCGCGGCTGATGCACTGGTCAGCGTCCTATATTGGCTTGCCGTTTCTCCCCGGCGGGCGCACGCGCGACGGCTGTGACTGTTGGGGGCTAATGACCATCGTTCACGCCGAGGTCGCCGGCATCTCGCTTGACCCACTGAACGGCTGTTACGTGACCGCCGAAGAGCGCGAGGACATCGCTCGCCTTGTCGAGGGGCAATGCGCGCACGGCCAGTGGGCGCAAGTCGAGCCAGGCGAGGAGCGCGAGTTGGACATCCTGCTATTCCGCTGTTTCGGGCTGCAAAGCCATGTCGGCGTGGTCTGCGGCCGTGGCCTGATGCTGCACGCGACGTCCGGCAAGGACAGCTCAATCGAACGCTGGACCGATGGCAGATGGTTGTCGAGGCTGATGAGCGCATGGCGTCACAAGGAATTAGCGTGATCAATCCTTGTCGGGGTATCGACCGATCAAAACAGCATCAATGGAATCTTCGGTTCGGTTCTGCCCGTCAAAAAGCAATTCGTGAGGCCCGAAAAACCAATCTCCATCCGGGTTCGCATTGATCCGCACGGCGCGGATTTCGGGAACGTCGCAATCATGCAGACCCTCCTCGTATCCCCGGACCATTACACGCATGTTCGGGTCGAGTTTGGATAGCTCCGCGATCAGCTCGGCAACGGTTTTTGGCTTTTCCCTGGAAAAGGTTTCCTTGCTCATGGCGACCTCTTGGTAACGCTCTGACGTGTCGCAACTCATAGCGCAAAACAGCGGCGCGCGCATCATCGCGCAGCCCTATCTCGACGGCGGCCGGCGTCTCGACGCCGTGGCGCCGGCGGGATCGACGATCTTCGAAATTGTG